GACTGACGCAGCGCACTGCCTCGGGATCGTGGTCACCACGACCGCCGAGGGCGAGCAGTGCCCGGTGAAGGTGTGCGGCGTCGTCTCGGCCACAGCCGGCGCGCAGATCGTGGCGGCCGGCACCGAGCTCGAGTGTGCGAGCGCGAAGCTGGTGCCCCTGGCCGCGGGGAAGCGCGTGGCCGTGGCGCTTGGCACGGCCACGCAGGACGGGGACCCGGTCGAGGTCCTGCTGAAGTAGGAACGGAGGCTTCGCTCTGGGCGCGGTAGCGCCCCTGAGACAACGGCAACCGCAACCGGAGGAAGAGAGGAAGAGACAATGGCAAGTGCAGACAACAGGCGGCTGGTCAACGCGGTCCTGACCAACATCGCCCGGGGCTACAAGGACCCGGCGTTCATCGGTCTGGAGATCGCGCCGCTCGTGCCGTGCGAGAAGCTCAAGAACACTTACGCGGTCTATGGCATGGAGGACTTCCGCCTGCCCGGGATCGACCGCAGCCCGACCGGGAGCACGGCCAAGATGGACGTGTCCAACGACAAGGGCGATCTCACGCTCAGAGAGAAGGCGATCGCCATCCGCGTACCGTGGGAGGACAACGAGGAGGCCACGTTGCCAGTGCAGCCGAAGCTGCGCGCGCCGCGCACGGCCATGAAGGTGATCTTCCGCACCCACGAGAAGGACGTCGCTGACAAGGTCTTCGCCGCCGCCACCTACCCGACCGGCAGCAAGGTGGCGCTCACCGGCAACGACCGGTGGGACGCGGCCCACGACGACAGCGACCCGATCGGAGACATCGCCACCGGGCGGGCGAAGGTCGCGAGCCTCATCGGCATCGAGCCCAACGTCATGGGTATCGGCCAGGAGGTCTACGAAGCGCTGAAGCAGCACACGAAGATCCTCGCGCGGATGGCCAACACCTCGGACAAGGTCGTCACGACGGACCTGCTCGCGAGGGTCTTCGAGGTGGAGAAGGTGCTCGTGGGCCGGGCGCTCTACACCGCGGATGACACCACGCTCACCCGGATCTGGGGGAAGCACTGCGGGCTCTGGTACGTGCCGACGCAGCAGAACGCATCGGACGGCGAGCCGGCGTTTGCGTACACGTTCCACCGGTCCGGTTACCCGCAGACCGACGAGTGGTCCGATCGCGACAGCACCTGCGACTTCTTCCGCACCCGTCACAAGTATGTGGTCGAGGTCACGGGAGCTGCAGCCGGCTACTTCATCCAGGATGTGGTGAGCTGATGACCGGCGACATGGTCAAGCTGCTAGTAGTCGGTAGGGTCGCCATCAAATCCGGTGGCGCCATCCGCCCGGCGGGCACGCGCTTCGAGTGTTCGATGGAGCTGGCAGAGGAGCTCATCGCCGGAGGCTATGCCGGCGTCGCCACGACTGCACCGCTCAGCGAGCTGCTCGAGGGGCTGACCGTGCCGCAGCTTCGATCATGCCTCAAGGCCCACGTGCCGGCGGGCGAGCTGCGGGACGCCCGGAAGGAGCAGCTCGTCCGCCTGGCGCTGGCGGCGTCGGATCGGATCGATATCGCTGGACAGCGGGGTGCATCCAAATGAACGCGTTCCGAGCATGTTCTGCACGCGTTCGGGGCTTTGGAGCCAGGGGAGGGGCACCCAAGGGGGCTCGAACGAATTTGAAGGCGGTTTGAAGGGATTTGAAGGGGGTATTGCTGTGTATTGTACCCGTGGCGACATCGAGAAGATCCTTCCAGCGGACGTCCTGCTGCGCCTGACCGATCTGGACAGCGACGGGCAGGAGGACACTGGGATCGTGGACCGGGCTATCGGCGACGCCGGTGCCATTATCGATGGCTACGCGAGCGTTCGATACTCAACACCCTTCGATCCGGTGCCGGCGCAGGTCCGGGCCTGCGCGGTGTCGATTGCCGTCTACAAGTTGTTCGCCCGCCGCGGGTACGACGAGGACAGCGCGGACAAGGCCGTGGTGGCCGAGTATCGGGACGCGGTCACGTTTCTGCGGGACGTCGGCACCGGCAAGGCCGCGCTGGCGGTGGCCACGGAGGATCCGCAGCCGGTACCTGACCGGGTGCACACGGTGACCCGGCCGCAGGTGTTTGGGGGGGATGGACTCGATGGCTTCGGGCTCTGACACCATAGGGGTCACGCTGGAGGGCGACTGGGGGCGCTCCGAGCTGAAGCTCGGACAGCTCGTCCGGGCCGACTTCGCGGAGCTCACAGGGGAGATCGAGGAGATCCTCATCGCCTCCACCACGAAGCGCTTCCGCGAGAACGTGGGACCCGACGGCAAGCCGTGGAAGCCACTGAAGAAGGACCGCCCTCGCAAGGGCAGCAAGATCCTGGTCGACACCGGACGTCTTCGGAGCTCCATCCATGGCTCGCACGACGCAGAACACGCCCAGGTTGGGAGCAACGTAGTCTACTCCAGGGTGCACCAGCTCGGGTTCGACGAGCGCGGCATCCCGGCTCGGCCCTACCTGGGGATCAGCGAGCAGGACCAGGACGACATCGAGGACGCCGTGAAGACGTTTCTCGGGGAGCTGGTGGGCTGATGCTGGCGACGTGTCGCACCCGTCTCGTGGCCGGCCTCGTCGCCGCAGGTGTGCCGGAGACGCACGTGTTGTCGTCTGCCGCCCAGGCGAAGCAGTTCCAGGCTGCGCCCTGGGCGCTGGTGGCTGTGGGCCCGGACCAACTGCACAGAGACGGGTCGTTGGTGGGGCGGTGGATCGTGGGAACCACGTCGCACCATCGCCGGCGGCTGTACCGGCGCACGCTTGCGTTCGCCGTGCACATCGGCGCGTCTTCGGAGGACGCTGCGGATGCGCTCATGACGGGACTGCTCCAGGCCATGCCCGGGAAATTCCAGGACGCGGGCGGCAACCCCGTACGCATCACGCAGGTGGTGCCCACGTGGGCACAGGAGGAGTCACTGCTGCGGCAGCTCGGCACCTCAGTGCTCAGCGGCTTCCGCTTCGAAGGGGGCGTCTACCAGGATACGACGCGCCCCGTGGTCAACCAGGTCAAGCCGGTTCCGGCCGGGCTGATGGAGGAGGAGTGATGACAAAGGGTGAGAAGGCCGAGAAGGCCGAGAGCGGCGAGACCGTCCAGTTGGCCCCCAAGGCTGAGCTGAAATTGAACAGGTGTCCAAAACCCGAGGGCCCGACGATCGAGGAGCACTGCAAGGGGCTCCCGCCTTGGCAGTACACGGGCTTCGTGGCGGCCTACCGCTTCGGCCGCGGGCGCCGGATGGCCCGCATGGACTTCGACATGCTCATGGAGGCCTTCCTGCAGGGCCCCATGAGGCAGTGAGGAGAGGACGATGACGCAACCGCAACTCGGAGATGTCTGGACTGAATTCCGCGACGGCGGCCTGGGCCCGTCCCGCACGAGCGTGCGAGGTGAGCTCGGGATCCTCGGGGTAAGCTCTCAGGGCGACGAGGTGGTCAGGAGCTTCGGCAAGGCATCACTCGCCGACATGGTAAGCCACTACGGCACGGGGCCTCTGGTCGACGCGATCCAGGATGCCTTCCAGGGCGGGGCGCAGGTGCTGCGCACGCTGCGGATTGCCCCGGCCGACGTCGGCGAGCTGGGCACACCCACGGATGTGGTGAAGGAGGGGACCGGGACGATCGGGTTCACGGGCAATCCGCTCGATGAGTACCAGATCGCCGTCGAGATCCTGACCACGGGCGCCACGGGCATCGCGACCTACCGGTATTCGCTCGACGGCGGGGATACGTGGTCGGACGAGCGTGCTACCAGCGCGACCTCCGTACTCGGGGCGACCGGGGTAGAGGCCACGTTCGTGGGGGCAGGAGATGACGCGTTCGAGGCGGGCGACCTCACAACCGTCAACGCGGAGGCTCCGGAGGCCACTACGCAGGAGCTGCAGGACGCCTTGGAAATCGTGCTCGCAAGCCCCTACAACCCGGCCCTGATCCTCATCGCCGGCACCACCGGCAACGCGCAGTGGGCAGCGCTGGACACGAAGGCGAGCGACTTCGTGGAGGCGTACAAGTTCTGTCACTTCATCTGCTGCGCGCGCGGCCCCGACGTCGTGTCCGAGGAGACCGTGGAGGAGTGGTCCGCCGCCCTGCTGACCGAGAAGAGCACCACGAGCGAGTGGGTGGAGGTCGTGGCCACGCCCCTCGAATACGTAGCTCTCGACGGATCGCAGCGGCAGCGCAGCGGCGGGGCGCTGTACGCGGGATGGCTGTCCGCGCAGGATGAGTGGATCCCGCCTGGGCGGGTGAAGCTGGGTGCGCTGCCCGGGGTGCTGGACCTGGCCCCCGACGGCATCACTGAGACGCAGATCAAGGACCTCGACACGAGCGGGTACACGACGTTCCGCACGTACCGCGGGCTCGGCGGGGTGTACGTGACCATGGGTCGGATGATCGTGGGCACGTCCAGCGACTACCGCTACGTCCAGAACCGCCGGGTCCTGAACCTGGCGGCCACCCGTGTGCGGACGGCTCTGCTCCGGGAGCTCCAGGGCGACGCCGACGAGGCGGGCCTCAAGTACATCGAAGGCCTGGCCCAGGACGAGCTGAACGTGCTGGTGGGGCCCGGCAAGCTCGCGGGCGCAAAGGCCACGGTGCCGGTGGGCCAGGACGTGGCGGGCACCGAACAGGTCGAGGTTGAGATCCGCATCAAGCCGACGCCCAAGGCGAACTGGATCAAGCTCGATCTCGGCCTGACCTGGAACCTGCCCGAGTAGGCAGAGGCGGAGGTAACGGATCATGATCAATGGAACAGCGTTCGACTGGGAGAGCATCACGGTCACCCTGCCCTCCGGGCCTGTGTTCGACATCGAGTCGATCGAGTACAGCGAGACCCAGGAGATCCAGGAAGTGTACGGCAAGGGGCGGAAGCCACGGCGGTACAGCCGAGGCAACTACGCGGCCGAGGGCAAGCTGACGGTTCTCCGCGAGGAGTGGGAGCAGATCCGGAAGGCGCTCATCGCCACGGCGCCGGTGGCCAAGCGGCGGTTGCTGAATCACGCTCCGTTCACCGTCGCAGTGAACTACAGCAACGACGATCAGCCGAGCATCAGCGACTTCCTGTGGAGGTGTGTGCTCACCAGCGACGGCACGAGCTCCTCCCAGAACGACCCCAAGACCAGCGTGGAGGTCAGCTTCAAGATCCTGGGAGGGATCGCTTGGGCTGGCGAAAACTCGATCTAGACCAGGCGCGTGCCTGAAAGGGGAACTGCAATGACCGAGACCAACAGAGCGACCAAAGTCGAGCCCACGGCGGTACCGGAGCTCAAAGCCGCGCACGGGGACGAGCTGTACCAGCTCCTCGAAGAGGACGTCGATAGCGGTGAGCCGCTCCGCATCATCTTCCGCAAGCCGGGTCGGAACGACCTCAACAGAATGTCCGAAAAGATGATGCAGAAGAAGACCCTCTCCGGGATGGAAAGGTTGTGTTTCGACACGGTGGTCCAACCGAGCTCCGAACGGCTGCGGCAGGTGTTCGACACACGGCCGGCGCTGCCGCTGACCCTCGCCACGAAGATCATGGAGGCAGCAGGTAGCGGCGCGGATTTTGGGCTGACGCGGCTGTAGCCGCGCTCGAGCGTGTCCAGACGAGCGACGAGCTCAGGGCCGAGGCGCTCGTCTGGACACACTTCGGAATGCGACCGGAGGAGTTGGGGCAGATGCCAGACGAACGCTATTTCCGAACGATCGCGCAGGCCCAGTGGCTCGAGCGACAGCGCACTGAGGCGATGGTGGCCGCGATCCGGGCTGGCGTCTGGGGCAAGGGGTAACGCCTGGAGGCAATCTACCGGATGGGCGTCTTCGTCAGGCTGCGGGACCTGCTCTCGGGCCCGGCGTAGAAAGTGCGGCGGGCCTTCGAGGGTATGCACGGGGCCGCCGACAAAGCCCGAGCCATGGGCAAGGCCGGGGTCTACATCGCGGGCGCCGGCGCCGCGATGACCGCCCTCGGCTCGAAGGCCCGAGACGGCATAGCCAGCCTGCTGCGCCCTGTCGCAGAAGTCGAGGATGCGGCCGCTGCACTCCAGACGGTGTGGACTCCTGTAGGTGAGTCCATGGAGTCGTCCATCGCGCGGGCCACCGGCGCCGCGAAGCAGTGGGAACGCGAGACGAGCCAGACCGCCAAGGAGTATCTGGACACCGCGTACCTCATGGGGTCGGCGGGCCTCAAGGCCAACCAGGGAATCGCCGGCACAGAGGCCGCGTTGCGCGCCGCCCGGGCGACCTTCGGCAGTGGCTCCGACGCGGCAAATCTCCTCGCCACTCTCTACAACACCCTCGGGGACAAGGCAGTCGATGCCGGCAAGGAGATGAACCGCCTGGGCGACGCGGTCACCTACACGCAGCGCACCTTCCAGATCAAGAACCTGCAGCAGCTCCAGGATGGCCTGACGTACGGCATTCCTGTGGCGAAGCAGTACGAGATGCGCCTCGAGGAGTTGCTCAGCGTGCTGGGTCATCTGAACAACGCCGGGCTCCAGGGCGCGCAGGCTGGCACCGCCCTGCGGTCGACCATGACCCAGATGGGAAAGGCCGCAAAGACGCTCGGATTCCAGGTCGCCAAGACGTCCACCGGCGGGCTCGACTTCGCCGGCACGATGGACAACATCCGGGCGAAGTACGGCTCCTTCGGGGAGATGTCCGACAAGACCCGGCAGAAGTTCCAGGATGCCTTCGGGACGGAGGGTCTGGCTGCGCTCACCGCTCTCGTGGACCAGACCGACTCGCTGCGGGCTCAGATGCTCGGCGTGAAGTTTTCCGCGGGTTCTTCGCAGGAGGCGTTCGGGATCCTCGAGAAGACGGGCTCGGCGAGGCTGCAGAAGCTCGAAAACCGCTGGACGCAGACAAAGGCCAAGTTCGGGGAGGCCATGCTGCCGCACCTCGAGAAGCTGCTGCCTCTCGTGACGAAGTGGCTCGACCAGCTCGATCAGTGGATCAACAAAAACGAGGGGGCCACGTCCAGCATGGGTAAGTGGGCTGTCCTCGGCACTGCGCTGCTCTCTGTGCTCGGGCCCGTGCTTGTCGTGCTCGGGGGGCTGATGAGCGCCCTTGGGGGGGTAGTCAAGGCCGTTGGCTGGGCGTTCGGCGCACTCCGAGGCCTCGGCCGGGGCTTCCTGTGGGTGCTCCGGGGCGCGAGGGGGCTTTGGAGGTTCGTCGGCGGCCCCATCACCAACGCGTTCCGGTGGCTGGCCCGGCACGCGCTGCGCCTGGCAACGCGGCTCGGCGGCGTGCGCGCCGCGTTCCGGGTCCTCGGGCGCGCCGTGGCGAAGCACCCGATCGTGGCTGCTGTCATCGCCATTGCAGGCGTGGCCGCTATCCTGGTTGGGAAGTGGGATTGGGCCAAGGTCGTTTTGATCGAGATATGGGAGGCGATAAAGGACAACGCCAAGCTGTTCTTTGGTGGTATTTTGAACCTCTGGCCCATTCTTCCGGAGGGTCTCAAGGACTCGCTCAAGGCCATGTGGCAATGGGTCGTGGACCTCGGCCGGTCTGTGTACGAGATATTCGAGCCGCTCGCCGCGTGGATTGGCACCCAGGTCATGCGCTTCTACCACTGGGGGCGCGACCTGTGGAACTCCTTCATGGAGGGCGCGAAGGAGGTGTGGCGCGGCTTCCGCGACTGGCTGTCCGACCTCCTCGATGAGCTCAAACAGAGTCTCATCGATCCGCTCTTGGAGAAGGCGCGGCCTTGGTGGGAGAAGACCAGGGACTTCGTGTCGGATGTCGTGTCGCCGCTCGAGACGCCCCGTCGGCTCGGTGACTTTGTCGATATGGCTCATCACGCCGAACCGGCGCCGCGCCGGCCCAAGAAGGACTTCTTCGGCGGGCTCACGCGGGAGTTCGAGGTGCGCTACAAGCCGCAGCCTGCGGCGGAACGAGCTGGTGCTGGGAACGGAAAGGGCGACAGCCACTTCCACATCGGGAACGTGAGCGTCCAGACCAAGGACGCAAAGGGCTTCGCTGACAGCCTGAAGCAGGCTTCCAGGGAGAGCTCCTGATGCGGATAGTCATCGACCACGACATCGGGCGCGTCACCTTGGGTAGCGTCGAGCTGCCCGGCGAGTTCCAGTCGCTGACGGTCGAAAACGAGCTGGAGCTGGACAAGCGGCGCCGCCCGGGCAGCAGTGGGTTTTCGAAGGTCGCCAAGGGGTTCAACGACGCGGAGATCAAGCTGCAACTGCTGCTTGCCCCGGATGACGAGGGCTCTGATCCGTACGAGGAGGTGCGAACGCTTCGGGGTCTGTTCTATGGCCTGGACAAGAAAGCGCGTCCGCAGGTCTACACGCTGCAGCACGCCCTGGTACAGGCCTGGGGCATACGCAAGGTCCTGTTCCACCAGATGAAGAGCGTGGACCAGAACACCGGCGAGACCATTCAGGTCGACCTGGAGTTCACGGAGTACCGCCCCATCCCGAAGGTGCGAAGAAAGGAGAAGAAGGAGAAGACGGCCTCGGCGGATGCGGAGCCCGGTAAGCTCACGAGGGAAAAGATCGCGCAGCTCAAAAAGGACGGGGTATCCCTCGAGGAGATCAGTGCGGCGCTCGAGGGGCAGATCCCGGACATTCCGTCGGACGAGGAGAAGAGCTGGACGGAGGAGACGATGGCTGCGGGGAAAGCCATCGTCGCCAAGTACCAGCCGGAAGGTACGCAGACGGCCACGGGTGCTCAGACGGGGTACACCAGCACGCCCAAAAAGGAAGAGAACTGGGCCACCACACCTCGGCCGTGGGCCTACGGTGCGGCCTTTGGTGACACCGACAAGCCGGCCGATCCGCCATGGTGGGAGCAATGACGGGCTACGGCACTCCGGAACTGCCGGACATGCCGGCGGTCTTGCTGACGATCGGGCAGTGGTCCGTCGCGCGTCTGATCCGATTCCGACTCAGCAGCACCGGAGACGCGCCGCTCGACTGGCTGGACGTCGAGCTCGACAACCCGCATGGGGAGGCCGAGGACTTCGTAGAAGACCTGCCGGTGGAGCTGGCTATTGGGTACACCAGCGACAAGGCCGCTCCGATCGTCTTCACGGGCAAGGTGGAGTCCATCCGGCGCGAACGCACCGTCGTGTTGACCTGCGTGGACGACGCCTACCGACTGCGCGACCTGGTAGTGACGCAGAGCTGGCGCAACGTGACGCCGCAGGAGGTCGCTGCCGACTTGTTCCAGCAGGCTGGCTTCACTGCATGGGAGCTGAGCGGGGCCGATGTGCCGCGCCGCGGACACGTGGTGAGCGCCGGGTTGACCGGGCTGCAGTTACTGGACGAGATGGCGAAGGCATGGGGCCTGAGTTGGCAGTTCTACGCCGAGCCCGGGAACGTGGTCTGGTGGGGCCCATGGAATGCCTCGCCGCGTGCCAAGGCCCAGGCTGTGGTCATGTTCACGGCCGGGCACGACGTGTACGAGCTCATCCCGGCCCGCGGCGCCAACACTGGTAAGGTCATCGCCCACGCTGCTCCGCTGCTCCAGCACACCGATCTCCTACTCATCAACGACCCAGTCTTCGGCGAAGAGCCGGCGCTGGCCCGGGCGGACCGGGTAGAGCACATCCTCAGCTCGGGCGACGACGAAGACGCCGACGGCCCCCTGTACCGGACGGAGGTGGAATGGACCCGCGTGGACTCGCTGATCTGAAGGCCAACCTGCGCCAGTTGCTCTACGGGTTTATCCCGGGGCTGCGCGGCGGGTACGTCTACCAGCGGCTGGCGCGGGTGCTCCGCGTGGGCGGGCCGGGCGGCGAGGCGGGGCTCCTGGACGCGCGCTACACCGCCGACGTGCAGCCGCTTAGGCCCGATGGGGCCGACGACCCCGTCTGGCCGGCGATTCTGGGAGTGCCACTGCCGCAGCTCTGGGTCGGGCCGCAGCGTGGGATCATGGTCCTGCCATGCGTCGGGGCTGTGCTGCGGTTGGGGTTCCTGTACGGCGACCCGAGCTGTCCCTACCTGGCTCCCTACTCGAGCGCGGGGTTCGATGTGCCGAGCGCCGGCGAAGCCGAGATCGTGATCAGCCAAGGTATCTCCGAGATCCGCATCGCGCCCGACGGGACCATCACCCTGGGCGGCGCAGGCGCCGCGCCGCTGGTCAAGGAGGGCGTTCTGGATTGGGCGGGCGGTCACTCGCACCCGAGCCACGGTGCGCCTCCGACACAGCCCATTCCGCCCGGCCTCACCACGAGCAAGGTCGTGGGCCTGTGAACGCGGTCAACCACCTCCGCTGGGGCACGGATGTGCTTTTCCATGACGACGTCGTCGTGGCACACGGCGACGCCGAACTCGCCCGCGGGGTGGACTGTCTGCTGCAGGACCTCTATCACCGGCTCATCACGCCGCTTGGATCCTACGAGCCACACCCGAACTACGGGTCGGAGATCGCAGGCTACATCCAGGGCGACCTCGGCGAGCACGAGCTCGCCGGATTGGCTGGTGCCGTCGAGTGGGCGTGCGAGCAGGACTCGCGGATCGATGAGGCGAGGGCGCGTGTGTACCTAGACAACGACGAGCAGGCTATCGTGGTGCTCCAAGTCACCCCGATTGGAAGCGCCAACCCGTTCAACCTGGTCTTCGGCTTCGACCTGGCGACGATGACGCTCGAGCTCTTGGAGGTGGACAGCGATGGCTGAGCCCAACTGGCGGAGCCTGATTGGCTATCGGACCTTCGAGGAGCTCGTGCTGGAGGGGTTTGAGCATCTGGCTGCGTTGGGCTCGGCGATCACCAACGCCAACGCGGGCGGCGTGGTGCGGACGGCGATAGAGGTAGCTTCCAAGGGCGTCGCTAACCTGCAGGACACGCTGCTGGGCGTGGTCAAGCAGGGGTTTGCGCCGTACGCGACCAGGGAGTGGCTCTCGGCCCATGCCGAGGGTATGGGAGCGCCGCGACAGGACGCGCTGGCCACCCGCGGCCGGGTGCTTTTTGCCAAGGCCTCCGCCGCCGGCAACGTGGTGGTCCAGGCGGGCAAGATCGTAGCCACGCCGCCCAACTCAGTGGGAGCAGTTTACCGCTTCCGCGTGCGCGCTGACGACGTCGTACCGGACGGAGAGCTGTCCAAGTACATAGAGGTGGAAGCCCTGTCTCCTGGCGCGGGATGGAACGTCAGCACCGGGGCTATCACAGTGCTCGAATCGCCGATCTCGGGCATCACAAGCGTGGTGAACGATGAGGACGACTGGATCACCCGCGAGGGTACGAACGACGAAACCGACGAGGAGGTGCACGAGCGCCTGCCGTTGCTGTGGGCCGGGTTGTCCAGGGGCGCGACGAAGGCCGCCTACGAAAGCTGGGCGCAGGAAATCACCGGGGTCGTCAGCGTCAGCGTGCTGGACGACTGGCCGCGCGGGGCAGGGACGGTGGACATCGTCATCCAGGGCCCCGAGGGGATGCCCTCGGAGGCGTTGCTCGCCGCGGTCCAGGCCAACATCGACGCAAAAAAGCCAGTCACGGACGACACGCTGGTGCGGGCACCGGGTGTGGTGGAGATCAGCTTGGTGGCCACGCTGTACTGCCATCCGGACACACCAGATCTGGATGAGGCGGCGGCGGAGGCCGAGGAGCGATGGCGCGCTCAGCTCGAGCCGGACACCACCTGGAACGCGCACACCGACGCGACCAGGCGCGTGGCGCTGCTGGGCGCGGGCCGCGACTACTTCGTGATGCAGGCAGGGAAAGTGCTGCTCGGGACCGAGTGGGTCGAGAACGCGAAGCTCTGGGACCCCATAGCCGGCGAGCCGACGCCTGCCAGCGATGTGCCGGTCTTAGCCGATGCGCTCGGCACGGTGGGGACGGTGACCATCACCGCTGTCCGTCTGGAGTCGCTCTGATGTCGGCGATCGGCGATTACCTCTGGGAGTGGGCCCCGGCCTGGTGGCGCCGGGGTACCGACGAGGCGAGGCACCTCACGGAGGCTCTGTCCGAGCTCCTCATGGGCGCCAAGGAGGGCATCTTCCGGGCTCGGCGTGCCTGGTTGGTGCAGACGGCCCCCGAGGTCGTGCTGCCGGTGCACGCGGAGTTCCGGCGGATGCCCCGCTACCCGGCCGAGTCGGTGGAGGGCTGGCGGGCTCGCATCCTGGATGCGTTCCTGCTGCACCAGGAGGGCGGCACGACGCCCGGCATCGAGCGTGCGTTGACAGCGCTCGGCTTCCCTGGCTCGACGGTGCAGGCTCTCTACGGCCAGGGCACGGCGACCTATGACGCCACGTACGCCCACGACGGGGAGATCCACTACACCGGGGACCCGCGGGCCTTCGAGTTCGACGTGCAGCTCGTGTTCGACGAGGCTCTGACCGCGCAGCAGTTGGCCAACCTCCGCGCGGAGATCGGGCGTCGGAAGTCAGCACGCGACCGCTTCAACGCCTTTCAGCTCGAAATGCCGCTCGGCGAGGACGCCGGCGCGGCACCACAAGATGATCTGATGACTGTGACGGTCTCTCTGTGGGCGCAGTACGACGGGGAGTTCAAGCACGATGAGTCGCTCACCTATGACGCGCTGAGCGAGGCGCAGCAGGAGGTCTGATGCGGATCCCGAAGCCGAAGGCAGGGTGGTGTGAGGTGCGGGTTCACCGCGGGGACCTCCTCGTGCAGATCGAAAGCGGGCCGAACCTGATCGTGGATGCGATCGGTGTGGTGCTGGCTCAGGCGCTCGTTGGCGCAGTCATGCTGGACACCGTCGGCGTGGGGACCAACGGCGCAGTGCCGGACCCAGCGGACACCGCGTTGACAGAGGCCTACACGCGCGCCATCGACAGCCATTCGTTCCCCGAGCCCGGGAAGATCACGTTCGAGTGGACGATCCACGAGTCGGAGGCCAACGGGAAGACACTGCGCGAGATCGGGCTGCTGGCTGGGGCGACGCTCTGCGCACGCAAGGTGTTCACGACGCCGGTGGACAAGGAAGACGACGTGAAGGTGACGGGGTCCTGGACCCTTTACTGGTAGGAGGGCGCGATGGCGCAGTTCACGGAGACGGGTGAATGGGTCGGGGTCGACGTTCTGGAACCGGCCGACGCCGTCAGTGCAGTGGGGGGCGAAACCGCCCCGTCCAACAAGCAGGCCCGAGCGCTCGTGCGACGCACCGCGCACCTCAGGGAGTTGCTCGAGCAACTGGGCCTCAGCGCCCAGGGAGGGAGCTCGACCTTCGCTGGCGGGGCCGGCCGCGTGCTCTCGCACAACCTGGGCCACCAGAACTACCACATCAACGTCTGGCCCACCGAGAACCCGCAGGGCGAGCTCGGCGAGGTCTGGATCGTCAAGGGCGACGACACGGCCACGGTCTACAACTCCGGTTCCTTCACGGGTGGATTCACCTGGGGGGTGACGGACTACTCGTCGTAGAGAGGGAAGGTCGATGACAGCACCGTTCGCACCAGCTCAAGCGCACAGCTTCGATGACATCCGCGCCTTCATCACGGCCAACATGCGGAGCGAAACCAGGGTCGATGATGACGGCAAGGGTCACGCGATGGTCTGGATCCCCCGTTTCGTGGTTCCGCCGTCCACGCTCGGCCAATGGCCGGAGAACGACTTGGAGCTTGGCGGCTTCTGGGTCGACAAGTACGAGTGCAGCAAGCCGGATGCCACGCCGCATACCGAAGGGGTGGTGACTGACGTGGCCTGCTCCCGACCAGGAGTCCGGCCGTGGGGCACGGTGACGTGGGACGATGCCAAGGCCGCCATCGAGGCAAGGCTGTTCGGCGCTGTCCCGTGCAAGCTCGCGAGCCTGGAGGACTGGGCAGCGCTGCTGGTCATCGCTCACCTGCTTGGGCACGAACTACGTGGGAACACCCAGCAGGGCCGCGACTATCGGGACGACGACGAGTGGGTCAACTACGGGCACAGGATCGCGGAGAGCAACCACGTCGCCACTGGTACCGGGCCCGGCACATGGAGCAACAATGGCCAGCAATCAGGGCTCTGGGACCTGCTGGGCAACCTGGCCGAGTGGGTGGAGATCGAGGGTGCGTACTCGGGAGAAGGCCGCTGGGCCAAGATCCGGACCACGACCATTCACGACGACGGGGGCATTTCCGACGGGGATGCGAGCGTCACCATCGACGCTCCGACCACGGACGCGGAGCTCTGGCCGACGTCGGGGACCATCCGATTCCGCGCTGAGGGCATCAACACCGACGAGTACGCCAAGTACTCGAACCTCGTCGATAACGAGGACGAGACATGGACGCTCACCGGCCTCACTCGTGGCGGGCGCGGGGAGGCAGCCAGCGCCCACGCCGACGGCGCGGCCATCGAGCTCCACCTGGAGTACTGCATTTTCCCCGAGTCGTGGAGCGCTTTTACGGTGGGGCTCAACAACATTGATGATCCAGCGGACATCGCGCTGCCGGAGCTGGTCGGGGCGCCGGAACTCACTACGCCGCAGATCGGGGAGGTGTTCCAGGTCGAGTCGGAGCAGTGCCATATCACCGACATCAACGGGGAGGTGATCCGAGTGACGCGCGGGTACAACGGCACGGCCCCAGCCGCGCACGCGGACTGGACGCTCGCGACCCGTCACCCGTCGGTCGTCGAGAAGGAGGTCAGCTCCAGCCACGCGACGCCTCGGTTCACGGTGTTCATCGGGTCGTTCAGGCGTGAGCACCCGGACATTGCAAGGCTGCTCGTCCCCCGCGACGTCTACGCCACGGCCCCGCCAGCGACCTGGAAAGACAAGTTCAGGTGGGAGCTCAACTCGGACTGCCATTTGCTGCGCGGGGGTGCGTCGACGCAGGCGGACTGGGCGCAGTTCGGCTTCTGGGCGCGCTTCACGGCTACGGCCAGTACCAACGAATGGGGCTTCCGTGGCGTATGGCGCCTGGACACGCCGCCGGTGGCGCCTTGAGTGCGGCGGCCAACGTCGATTGGGGCCGGAAGCTCCACTGGGACGGCCACCTCTGGGCGCGACCCGGCATCCCAGCCGGAGCCCCGGAGCTCGTACCTATCGTGCGAGAGTTCCAGGGTGACAACGGCCTGGTCGTGGACGGCATCTGCGGCCCCAAGACGTTTCGGGCGGCACTCGAGGCTCGCGTCCGTGAGCTGAACGACCGCATTCCCGCGCTGCTGTATGGGTACGGCATTTGGCATTTCATGTTGGCGCGGGCCGATGCGGCCAAGATCCGGGCCATTGTGCAGCAGGCTGAGGACTACCAGTTGCGGCGGCTGGCCCTAAAGATCGGCCAAGGGACACACGCGTACCACCCCACGACCGGCCCCAAGTGGGCGGCTGCCTGCCGTGATGTCGGGATCCGGCCGGTCGGCTGGCACTGGCCCACTGGCGCGGATCCCGAGGCGGAGGCGGACACCGCAGTGCGCGCCGTCGAGCTGATGAAGCTCGACGGCATCTTCATCAATGCGGAGAAGCACCACCTCGCGCGCAAGCTCCTGCCGAGCCAGAGCTGGTTCAAGGCCACGCCGGGGCAACAGCGCGTCGCCTTCGAACGCCAGTCGGAGCGGGCAGAGCGCTACGTGGGCCGGCTCCGCGAGCGGCTGGGGGAGGACTTCGTGCTCGCTCTGGTGACGTTCCCGCTCGCACGGTATGCGGTGGACTTCCCGTACAAGGCGTTCATGGCTCGCTGCTCGGCCTATATGCCCGAGTGCTACCCCTATCGGCGGGACCCACTACAACACCTCGAAGACGCCTTCGCTGACGGTATCCAGTTCGGGCAACCGATCGTGCCGCTACTGGCCTTCAACGTGCGCGGGACCGGCGGGCCGGAGCGCCTGGCTGCCCAACTCCGGGCTTGCCACGCCCGCTGGGCACTGCCTGGAGTAGACCTCTACGTCTGGCACGCTGCTGAGCCGCAGATGTGGAACGTCATCTGCCCGGACGGCCGGCCCGCGCTCGGAGGGCGGGAAAACGCCGCGCCCCAGCATGCTGCGACCAGGAACCTCGCGGCATGGCGCCGGATGCAGAGTGATTTCCCGGAGGACGTATGAACCACTACGACGGACGAAGGGCGGCCCAAGGCCTTCTGCCGTTCGGCCGCCTGGTGCAGGAGGCGTTCGAGCGTTACCAGGAGGCGGGCGAGGGCGGCTTGGAAGTAGCTTTGAAGCTGCTTCAATCTACCGAAGAAGGGACGTCGAAGCGTCCGGCGCCCCCTCCGCTGCGACTGCTCAGCGATGGGCTTGGAGTCGCGACGAGCCGCAAACCTTCGGAGGCGGATCTGGAGCTCCAGGAGGAGCAACGCCGCTTCTGGCGGGCGCTGCCGGAACTCCTGGTGGAGCACCCAGGTGCCTGGGTTTGCTGGAAGGACGGACGCGTGCAGTGGCACGGTGACAACCCGGACAGCGCGCTGGCGTACGGTCGGCGGACCTTCAGCGCCGGGTTCTTGGTCGTTCAGGTGGCGCCGCGTGACCCGCCGGACGGTGCGTGGACCTGGTCCACCCGCCGCAGGCGGTTCACCGAACCAGAGCTGCCGCGTGCGGCCTGGACGCGTGAGCCGGTCTTCGATGCCCTGACGAACGGTGAAACCGCTGTGTTCGGGAAGGCGGTCTCGACATGAGCTGGCAGTGGTTGAGGAACCCGGTGGTTCTGGGCGTGGTGGTGCTGGGCGCGTTGCCCATGCTCGGGCTGATGGCGGCTCGTCTTGTAGTCCTGGGGGCCATCCGTGGCGTGGTTCGATCGGCGGGAAAGCTCAATGTTGAAGCGGATTTGAAGACCAGTACCAGTCAAAGTGCTAGCGAGACGTGCCGAACAGCACCAAAGGTCGGACCCAAGGTCGGACACCTGTCCGACCCCGCAGCACATCGATTCTCATAATGCGACAGCAGTGCAGATTTACGATTAGCGTGGAATGTTCAGGGGTTACCTGATTTCGGTGATCCCATTTTCTGCGCCGGCGATCCCAATTTTTTGCCGCACTACAATCCCCCCGGCAAAGCGCGCAAGGCGGCGGGCATTCCGGCGGGGGGCGGCGAGGCGGCACTCACGGGCGTCGAGACCGCCGAATACCGAAAGGTGATGGCCGTGATGATCGATGCGATGACATCGCCGGAGATCATCGAGCCGGAACTTGCGAGCACCCCTGCGGCGCTGGACTTCGT